TCCCAGTTCTCAGTGGATAGTTTCACAGATATTAAAATACTTTTATAAATTTCATACTACTCCAAGTCTTGATTATCTTCAAATAGAGGTAAAAAAGATTGACAATGAAGTCTTAAAAGTGAGTGTAGTAGAACAATTAAAAGAGGCTTACAAAGCTATAAATGAAGACAGAGAATATGTTGAAGAAGAGTTTAGCAATTTTTGTAGAAATCAACAGCTAAAAAAAGCTTTATTGAGCTCAGTAGATTTACTCGGTAAAGGTCAATATGAAGACATTAGAATATTAGTTGATCAAGCCATGAAAGCTGGACAAGATAAAAACCTCGGTCATGAATATGATAAAGACGTAGAGACTCGATATAGAGAAGAAGAGAGAGGTGCTATTGCAACTCCGTGGCTACATTTAAATGAATTGCTAATGGGCGGATTAGGAAAAGGCGATTTAGGAATTATATTTGGAAATCCTGGAGGAGGAAAATCGTGGATGCTAGTTAATTTAGGCGCTGAAGCGGTAAAAAGAGGCATGAAAGTTGCTCATTATACATTAGAACTATCAGCAGATTATACAGGTAAAAGATATGATTCGCTATTTACAGGAATAGACTTTCAAAATCTATCTGCAAATAGATCTAAAGTTGAAGATGCTGTTTCTAAACTTGATGGAAGATTAATCATTAAAGAATTTCCAATGGGAAAAACTACTCCTCAAGCGATAGAAAATCATATCAAGAAATGTCAAAATATGGAATTCGTACCAGATCTGATCATTATTGACTACGTAGATCTGCTTTCTTCTAAAAGAAAATCAGTAGATAGAAAAGACGAAATTGATGATGTATATACTGCTATCAAAGGTATGGCAAGAGAACTTAAAATACCAGTATGGACTGTATCTCAAGTAAATAGAGCCGGTGCAAAAGACGATGTAATTGAAGGTGATAAAGCAGCTGGTTCATATAATAAGATGATGATCGCAGATTTCGCTATGTCTCTATCAAGAAAAAGAGAAGATAAAATAAAAGGAACTGGTAGAATTCACATTATGAAAAATAGATTTGGATCTGATGGTATGACTTACGGATCTATAGTAAATACTCATAATGGAAAGATCGATATTAGTAATTCTGAAATATCAGAAGATCAGCTAAATTTCGATACAGGCAGCACCAATAGCGGCTTTAAAAATTCATCTTTTTCAAGTACAGAAAAAGACTATTTAAAAAATAAATTTTTCGAATTAGGCATATAGTTTTTTGTAGAATAGATATATTTATTGATAAATAATATAATCATGAGATTTTTAATCGACATCTACAAAAACGCTCCAAAAGGAGACAGCTTCAGAATGGCAGAACCACCTATGAAGTACGCTGACAAAATTAGTCAATTGAATGCTGTTGGTGCAGATCAATATCGTAAGTTAGATTCAGCGACTCTTAATAAGATTGCTAGAACTCAACCTCAGATAGCTGCTTCTACATCAGGTAACAATGCTATACCAGGTGTCAATGCCTAATTAACTAAAAAATTCTAGTCCCTAAATTCAGACTCGAGAACCGTTCTTAACCGAACGGTTTTTAGTCTCTCCTAAAAAGATACCAATTCTTAAGTAAACAGTTATGCAAATTTGTAACGTAATAAAATTTCTAAAATGAATAAAGATTTACAGACCCCATGGGGCGAAATAGGTTATATTACCTTCAAAAGGACCTACGCAAGAAGACTAAAAGAAGAAGATCCCAATTCAAAAACAGAAGAATTCCATGATGTAATCAAAAGAGAAATCGATGCATCAGAAAGACAACTTAAAGTAGGATTCACAGCAGAAGAAAAAGAAAGGTATTACGAGCTAAGAAAACAATTAAAATTCTCCACAGCAGGTAGATTTATGTGGCAACTCGGCACAAAAACAGTAGACAAATTAGGTTTACCATCTCTACAAAATTGCGCATTCACAGTAGTAAATTCCCCTATTAGACCATTCACATGGACTTTTGAAATGTTGATGTTAGGCAGCGGTGTTGGATATAATATCCAAAAGCATAATGTTTATCAATTACCAAAGCTGAAAGGCAAAATCAAAATTGAAAGAAAAGATACAGGTGATGCTGACTTTATAGTTCCTGATTCAAGAGAAGGCTGGGTTAAATTACTAGGTCGAGTACTTAAAGCTTATTTTTTTAGTGGAGAAAGCTTTACCTATTCTACGATCTGCATTAGATCTAAAGGAGCTCTTATCAAAGGATTCGGTGGCACTGCATCAGGACCAGAAGATCTTTGTTGGGGAATTAGTGAGATAAATAGAATATTGAATAGCAGAGCTAATAAAAAATTAAGACCAATTGATTGCTTAGATATTATGAATATTATTGGTGCAGTTGTAGTTGCAGGCAATGTTAGACGTTCTGCTCAAATTGCTATTGGCGATTACGATGATTTAGAATTCTTAAAAGCAAAACGTTGGGATCTTGGTAGCATTCCAAACTGGAGAGCAATGAGTAATAATTCTATCGCAGCTCCTGAAAATATAGATGATCTTCCAAATGAATTTTGGGAAACATATAATCAAGGCGAACCTTATGGTCTTATAAATTTAGAATTAGCAAAAGCAGTTGGCAGAACAGGAGAAACACAATATCCTGATCCAGAAGTAGAAGGCTTTAATCCATGCGCTGAGCAATCTTTAGCTGATAAAGAAACTTGTTGCCTTGCAGAAGTCTATTTACCAAATATAGATAATTACGAACAGCTTCAAGAAGTTTTAAAATATGCATATAGAATGTGTAAGCATTCTTTAGCTTTGCATTGTTCTCTCAAAGAAACTGAGTCAATAGTAAACAAAAATATGAGAATGGGAATTGGAATGACTGGAGTACTTCAAGCAACCGAAGAACAAAGAAGCTGGTTAAAAGAAGCATACACATGGCTAAGAGGTTACGATAAATGGTATTCTGGAGAATATGGTTTCCCTGAAAGTATCAAACTAACAACTATTAAACCAAGCGGTACGCTTAGCTTATTAGCTGGCGTTACCCCAGGCGTTCATCCAAATCCTGCGGGCCCATATTATATTAGACGTGTAAGAATATCAAGTCAATCTCCATTGATAGCTATTTGTAGAAGCCATGGCTTTCCTTTAGAATACCAGAGAAATTTTGATGGATCTGAGGACAAATCTACTATGGTAATATCGTTTCCTTGTAAATTACCAGAAACTACGCCTGTCGCTGCGGATTACGATTGGAAAACACAGATGGACATGGTTAGAAAGATGCAAGCTGAATGGTCAGATAATTCTGTAAGCTGCACTGTTTATTATAAGAAAGAAGATTTAGAGAATATAAAAGACTATTTAAGAAAACACTTTAGACACGAAATTAAAACAGTATCTTTCTTGTTGCAATATGGTCATGGATTCGATCAAGCTCCTTATGAAACTATTACAAAAGAGAAATACGAAGAAATGGTCAGTAAAACAACACCGATAACATCAGTAGAAGTAAAGGAATCAGAGATGGAATTGATGGACTGTGATAGCGGAGTTTGCCCTATAAAATAAAATGAAAAATTTCGAAGAAAATAAACATTATTACTTAGAAAATGGCGCAGTAGTTTTTACTGCGCTTTTTCATTTGGAACGTGGAACTTGTTGTGGAAATAAATGTAGGCACTGCCCATATGACCCAAAGCACTTGAAAGGAAATAAAGAGGTTGACGTAAATAATAAATTGAAAAAGTAAATAATTATCATTTATATTTGGTATATGACAAACATTATTATAATATCTGTTATTGGTTTATTAATAGTATCTCAAATTTTGCAATGGATAGTAATTATTAATCACAAAAGAGAGATGAAATCCATTTGGCATCAAATCAGAGATTTAGCAAACAATACTGCAAAGCAAATAGTAATTTTAAGAAACGATTTTTTGTATGAGCGAAAAAACGAAACAAGAGGGACTAGGTGACACAGTCGCCTATCTCACATCTCTTCTTCAGCTAGATAAACTAGTTAAAGAAATAACAAAAGCAGTGGGTATAGAAGACTGCGGTTGCACGCGTAGACAAGAGGAATTAAATAAATTATTCCCGTATAAGAAAAAAGAAAATGATGAAAAATAAATAGTTATGCAAGAAAAAAGTTACGTATTAGTCGACAATCTCGACAAGTTAAAAGCCATGATCTCTGAAATCAAATCAAGCGATCTGATCGCATTCGATACAGAGACAAACAGTCTGAATCCTAGAAAAGGTAAAATCATTGGTTTTAGTATAAGTACTACAATTGGTACCGGTTATTATTTGCCGACTATGATCTTTACTAATGATGATCTTCAAGACAATACCATCGATGGTCATAATTGTCATGAGTTAGCAAAAAAGTGTATAACACTATTAATTGGTAAAAAACTCATTTTTCATAATGGCAGCTTTGATTGCCGCTTCGTAAAAGCATTTTATGGCATAGATCTTGCGCCTAGTCTTTATGTAGATACTGTATTGCTAGTGCATACTGTTCAAGAAGAAGGCGCTGGATTTGGTTCTGGCAGTCCTTTCGGACTAAAGTCAATTGCTAAACTTATCCAGAAAGAAATTGGTCTTGATGTAGAAGCAGAAGCTAATGAAGAGCAAATTGAATTAAAGACTTCAATCAAAGCTAATGGCGGTCAAATCACTAAAGAAAACTATGAGATTTGGAAAGCTGATATAAATCTTCTAAGTAAATATGCTGCAGCTGATACAGATCTGACTTTAAGACTATATCATCACTTCATAGAAATACTTAAATCAGAAGATCTCGAAAAGTTTTTCTTCGAAGATGAAGTTATGCCTCTTTACAGAGAAGTAACTATTCCTATGGAAGAAAAAGGCGTTAAATTAAATTTAGATTTAATTAAGTCTGCCAAAGAAGAGATAACAATAGAATTAAAAAAGCACAGAGATCTAGTGACTAAAGCTTTGCTTTCAGATGGCAGAGTTCAACAATGGGTAATTGCCAAAGCTATAGAAACATTTCCACCAAATCATAAAGGTACATTTGCTCAAAAGCTAATCGAAGAAATTAAACTAGATATTCCTAGATCAGAAAAAACTGGTAAATATAGTATCACTCAATCAAATGTTACAAGATTACCAGAGTCTCAATACAAAAAATTCTTATTAACTGGTGATCAAAACCTATTAGATGAAGACTTTATTATTAAACTTTGTGTTGGTATGTGGAAAGAAGAGAATGACGGTGGTTATTTTAATATACAATCAAAAGATCATTTAGGTGAAATTACATTTGGAGCTTTAGGCATGAAACCTAAATCAAATACTGCAAAAGGCAAACCTCAATTTGATGACTCTTTTATAGAATCTATATTTGATAAATGTGATTGGGCTAAATATTTGAGAATATATAATAGACTTCTTAAAATAAGTTCTACTTATATTGATCGTTTCTTAGATAGTGAAGAAAATGGTCGTTATTACTTTTATTATAAACAACATGGCACAGTTTCTGGTCGTTATGGATCTGATGCTCAACAATTACCTAAAGTAAAAGAAGAAGGCGATGATGATCCAATAGTGTTGCACTATAATAATATGGTTAGAGCTTTCTTTATACCAGAACACCATAACATATTCATAGATTGTGATTATGAATCTCTTGAGCCTCACGTATTTGCTCATGTTTCTGGAGACGATGGTCTTAAAGATATATTTAGAAACAATTGGGACTTCTATTCAACCATCGCTATTAAAACAGAGAAGCTGAATCAATATTCTCCAGATAAAAAAGCAGACAACTATCTTAGAAAACTTGCTCCCGCTTTGAGAAACAAAGCTAAAGCTTATTCTTTGGGTATTCCATATGGCATGGGAGCTTATGCTCTTGGTAAAAACATTAATGTTCCAACCAAAGAAGCTCAGAAGTTGGTAAACGGTTACTTGGATGGGTTTCCTGAATTGAAAAACTGGATGAAGCAATCTGAAAACGATGCTCGAAATCTTGGATACGTTAAAACACAAGTTGGTCGCATCAGACACTTACCCAAAGTCAAGAAGATATATGAAGCTCTTGGAGACGCTATGTTAGATTGGAATACCAAACGTCAATTGGAATACGAATATGGCAAAGAAAAGATCCTGAATCTATCCAGAGACTTTATAAACGGACTAAACAACGCCAAAAACGTACAGATCCAAGGTCTATCTGCATCTATTGTGAATAGAGCGGCTTTAGCAATCAATAGAGAATTAATCAAAAGAGGTATTAGAGGTTGGGTATCTGCTCAAATTCATGATCAGATCATCGTAGAAGTGGATCATGATTATGATAAAGAGTGTGCGCAGTTGGTTAAAGATCTTATGGAAAATACTACTAAACTAAGTATCGCTCTTAAAGCGCCTCCTGAGATTGCAAAAAACTTTAGAGATGGTCATTAATTCATAATTTTATATATTTATTAGTATAAACAAAAAACATGAAACAATTCGATTACAATAAGTATTTGAAGAATAATCCTCTTTTGAAAGAGGAAAATAAGTCTACAAGACAAACTACGGGAGATGAAGATGCAGATTGGATGGGTGAAGATTTTAATCCATCAAAAAATCCATTTATGAAAACCGCCTCAGATTTATATGATACATTACTGACGAATAAAAAATATCAAAGAAAGCTTGATGATTATTTAGTAGATGATATTATAGAAGACATCATAGGAAAACCATTTGATTATTGGGAATCCTTAAGTGATAGAGAATTAAAAAAAGTTATACCTTTTTTACAAGCGGTAATAAAATGGATCGATAGTAAAAAAGAGTTCATAGGTTTAGATATGGGTTGGGATGGTAAACAACTTACTAGCACTGACGATACTGAAGACATGGATGAAGGTTTCAATCCATTAAGAAAAATGAAAGACTTTGCCGGTGAAAAAGGCTGGACTTTCTCAGCTAGAAGACCAACCGACGAAGAAGATCAAATAGGTAGAGAATACATGGAGAGTCAAGGTAAAAAACTTGGATCTATTGGAGTTGACAGAATCACTGGCAACATAAATGTTATGGAACCAAATGGAGATTTCAGAGCAATACTTTCGCCAGACGGAGAAGAGTTGAGTGCTTACGAAATGGATATTCACGAAGCAGACAAAGAAGAGAAGTCTACAACTTCATCTAATCCAAATGCAGCAAAAATTGAAAAGTTTATGAATGACAATAAAACATTCATAGACAAAATTAAATTATTTGTAGGAAACAATCCTAAATTATTAGCCTCTTTAGTAAGTTCTATAAATCAAAAAATATCTACTGATAAAAAAATACGTCAGACATCAGACGCACAACAAGCTGGAAAATATTTGAAAAGAGCTTCAGGTGAAAAACCAATTCAAGCACTAAAATCAAAAGAAGACATAAACGAATCTAAGAAAAGAAAAAAATAATGAAACCATTCGACTATCAAAAATACTTAAAGAGTAATTTGCTGTTAAAAAAGATCATTAACGAAGCTAAAAACAAAGAAAAAGATGTAGAAATTGACATAGATTCTGCAGAACAGATAACTCTAAAAGGCAAAGAATTAGATTCTGATAAATTAGGAACCAATAAAAAATATAGAGACCTTATCTTAAAAGCTCCTGATAAAGCCTTTATGTATAAAGGAAAACCTGCAAGTATAACTGCGGTTGATCTCAATGACGGATCTGTAGACGAACCAAAGATATATTTGACTATAATAAATGAAGCAATAGGCCAAGAAAATAATTACAAAAAAGCCGCACTAGAGATAGTTGCTTTGGCAAAAGGCATAATTAAAGCTGCAGAAGAGCAATTATCAATGCATAAAGAAATATCTTACGCTTCAAGGCTAACTGATGCAGACCAATTATCAGATCTATACTATCATCTTTTAGATGAATTAGGAGATTTTTTACCATCAGGTATGGATCCATTTAGAAAAGCTGCCAAGAAAATAATAGTTGATAAGTACAATATTGAAATGAACGATGAATACGGTTATCCAATGAAATGGAGATAATAAAATAATCGTCCTGCTACCATAGGACTGCTTATCTAGACCATAAGTGAATGCTCGACCCCGTAAGGTTGAGCTTTTTTATGTCACCAAAAATATAAATTTCTCCAATAATCCAAAGTTATGTATATTTATTTATAAATAACAAGATACGGTAAGGTCTTGGTTACGAAAAACAATTATTAATCGCTCACCTAATGGGAGCACAAAAAACTAAAAAATGACACAATTATTAAACAGATGGGCAATGGACCCACTAGACATCGTATGGAAAAATTTCTTCGATACGAACTCAAGATTCAACACAATTCAAGAAAAAATCAACTATCCAGTTGACATTTATGAAACAGACAAAGGGTTGCGATTCGAACTCGCCGTAGTAGGATTAGAAAAATCCGATCTCGATATCACAGTTGACGGCGATACACTAAGAATTTCCCACGAAAAAGCCGAAGAAGAAGAATTAAAAAACTACGTACAAAGAGGCATTGCTCGCAGATCTTTCGATCTCGCTTGGAAAGTAGCAGGCAAATTTAATTTAACCAAATTGACAGCGGAAATGGACAAAGGACTATTAATAGTAGATGTTCCTTATGCTGATTCAAAAGAGCCAAAGAAAATAACAATTAAATAAAAGCAAGCCTACCGTATCAAGTTATGAGTTTATTCAATCGAGAAGTTTTGAAAATTAATGATTCACTTTTCATCGTGAAAAGAATCGTAAAAGCAGAATATTGCAAAGATATAGATCTTTTAAAAATTTGGGCTGATGCAGATATTGCATTTAGAAAAGAAGATTTAATGTATCTTTGCGAAGCAATAATAGATTTAGAACCAGAAACAATTTAAAAACAAATACAAAACATGAGTAAGTTACAACCACTGAATGGTAATATCATTCTAAAGCCAATCGAATCTCAAGAAGAAACGTTTGGCAACATCATCATTCCAGATCTTGGAAAAGAACGTCCTGAAATGGCGGAAGTAGTAGCAACAAGTCCAACATATAATTGGAACACAAGCACTAATTTAGAATCAAGCTTAAATGTTGGAGATTCAGTGCTAATTCCAAAACTTGGTGCAATGAAAATAACAATTGAAGGAGAAGATTTCTTCATTTGTAAAGAAATAGAAATTTTATCAAAAGTAAATTAAAAAACAAATTATGTCAACACAGAATTTATCAGGAAAAGAATTAAAAGAAAAGTTGCTCACTGGCATCCAAAAGTTGAACCAATCGGTTTCATCTACACTTGGTCCAGGTGGCAGAACAGTTCTAATCAAAGAACAAACAGGCGAAGTTAAAGTCACAAAAGATGGAGTATCAGTGGCAAAAGCATTCAATAAGTTAGAAGACGAAGTTGAAGATTTAGGTGCTCAATTAGTAAAGCAAGTAAGTATTAAATGTGCAAACGAAGCGGGTGATGGCACAACTACATCTACAATCTTAGCAACTAAAATGGTTGAAGAAGGTTTGACTTTGATTCATCAAGGAGTAAATGCAGTAGCAGTTAAAAAACAAATCGATGCTGCAGTAGAAAAAGCCGTTAAGAAAATTAAAGAAATGGCAATCGATGTTTCTACAGAAGAACAAATCAGACAAGTCGCAACTATTTCAGGAAATAACGATCCAGAAATTGGAGATCTTATTGCAACTGCAATGGAAAAAGTTGGCAGAGAAGGCGTAATCACAATTGAAGAATCTAAAACTGGAGAAACTCAATTAGAAGTGGTTGAAGGTATGCAATTTGAAAGAGGCTATAAATCTCCGTACTTTGTAACCAACAATGCAACAATGCAAGCAGTGCTCGAAGACCCATATGTCTTTATGTATGATGGTCGTATTTCTACAGCACAAGAGCTGTTGCAAGTGTTAACTAAAGCTAATTCAGAAAATAAACCACTATTAATTATTGCAGAAGATCTTGGTGATGAAGCGCTAGCAACTTTGATTGTAAATAAAATGCGTGGCATTATACAAGTGTGTGCAGTAAAAGCTCCAGAATACGGAGACAGAAAAACTCTATTGCTTGAAGACATGGCAATATTAACAGGCGGACAAGTAATGTCTAAAGATAAAGGTCATAAATTAGATAAGATTGCACCAAATCAAATTGGCGAATTCTTAGGCCGAGCAAGAATGGTAACAATTACCAAAGATCAGACTACTATTATCGATGGCAAAGGAGATGAAATTAAGATCGAAGAAAGAGCAAATGAAATCAAAGATCAGATTGATAAGGCTGTATCGTTCTATGAAAAAGAGAAGCTTCAGGAGCGTCTTGGAAAGCTAGTTGGTGGAGTAGCTATCATATCTGTTGGAGGCAATTCTGATATCGAAATCAAAGAAAAAGCTGATAGAGTAGAAGATGCTTTATTTGCAACCAAAGCCGCACTTTCTGATGGTATTGTTCCTGGTGGTGGTATTGTATTGTACGACGTACTTGATTGTGCTGAAGACAATAATGATAAAGGATTACAAATTGTTAGTATGGCTTGCGCAGCTCCTTTTATGAAGATTCTTGAAAATGCTGGAAATGATAAGTGGTATTCAGTAGCTCATGACATTCATACATCTGATTTGAAGAATGCTACATACGATGCCAAGAATGGTAAAGTTGTAGATGCATTTGAAGCCGGCATTATTGATCCAGCAAAAGTAGTCATCACGGCTTTAAGAAATGCTGCATCAGTAGCAGGTACTATCTTAACAACAGAATCTGTAGTTTTTGAAAAACAAAACAAAGATGAAAAAGCACAAGATTCTATGGCAGGAATGATGTAAAAGCAAAAATCAAATATTTATTATAGTAAACAGTTACACATTTTTTAACTTAAAACAAAAAAAATGATGAAAAATTGGAAAACAACTTTAGGTGGCTTGTTAGCAGCAGTTGGCAGCTACTTAATCAATTCTCAAACTGGCACTTTAAACCTAGTTGGACAAATCGCTCAAGTAGTAGGAATGTTCTTTCTTGGTTATTCTGCAACAGATGCAGCGCCTGTAAAAGTTCAAAAGTAAGTTTATTGTAAGTAATAGTTAAAGAAACGCCTACGGGCGTTTTCTTTTTTTTATATATTTATTGATATAAATAAAACATAAAATAAAAAATAAATAAGCATGAAACAATTCGATTACGATAAGTATTTAAAAAATAATCCTCTTTTGAAAGAAAGCATTAACGAAGCAACAGTAAGGGATCTAATTAAACCTTTGACAAGCAAGCTTGAATCAATGGCATACGAAGTAGATGTGGATCCATCATTTGGATTTCCTTTAATAGAAGCATTTAAAACACTACCAGACGGAAGTATATTGAGAATGACCGTACAACCTTCAGAAGACGAGATACAGAAAAAAATAGGTCAACCCGTAGTAGGAGAGACAATAGATGTGAGTTTTACTTTATGGACAACTAAAGTCACAAAGAAGTTTTTTGGTTTGTATAAGCAAAAAAGTCACGATATGCAAAATCTTCCTGATGAAGCAGGCATAAATATAGATTTGGGAACTGGAATGTTCGATATTCCTGTAGAACAATCTGTGACAAAGGTGATTGACTTACTTAAAAAAGCAGAGCAGAAAGTTGGCGTTGGAACTCCAACAAGACAGATGAAAGAAGCTAAAAATGTAAAAAAAGACGGAGATGAAATTTGGTTTTCAGACGCAAACTATTTCAAAAAAGAACATGAAGGTTATAAATTGAAACCAACAGACATGGTAAGTATCGGCGACATTCCGCCAATGACTTACGCTCAAGCTGTGAAAAAGTTTGGTGGAGCAATGCAAGAGGGAGATATAGAAGAAGCAGGCTATCAAGCACAACCCGCAGGTAAGATTCCAGCAGGAGTTTCAAGGAGTACTTACATGAAGGATAAGATGAACCTTAGCAGATATTTGCCTTGGGCCGATGATATCGAAACAGTTGAATGGTCCGTTGATCTAACTGATTCTCAAGATATAAAAAGTGACACAGCTTTTATCAAAAGCATGTTGCCTAAAAAAGGAATCAAAATCATAAAAGCTACAATAGTACCTGGTGATGAATATTCTAATTATACCACAAAATTAGAAGTAGAAGTGCCAGCAGAACAGTCAAGACAATTCGTAGCAGCTATAGAATCTAGTGGATTCGAAGTACTATAAAAAGTAAAACCAATATACTGAAAGCACCGAAAAGGTGCTTTTTTTATGTCTCTTAAAAAATATATTTTATTAGGTAAAAACAATTGATTATTATTACAGATAAACAAAAAGTTATGGCAAAATACGCAATGGTAAGTATTATGGGAAACGTAGGCTCTACGACCAATTCCCAAGGCGGCGCATACGGATTGATCGCCACTCGAATGATTCGAGACTATTTCCCCGAAGATCAAATAGACGTAAACCCCAAACCCAACACTTGGAAGGACTACGATGCTCTCTTTGTGTGTGAAGGCGTTAATTTCATGGAAGGCTCATTCAATGTTCCCGGTGGACCTCAAAAAGAACACTATGAAAAGATGCAAGCAATGGCAGATTTCAAAGGCGGTGTTAAATTCATCAATAAAGAGTTTGACTTCGAAGGATTTAACAAGAGAATGAAAATAGAAAATGCTGAGTTTCCTGTTGGAAACTTTGTAGATCTGTTTATGAGTTATGGTAAGCGAACAAGAAAAGCCGTTATATCTGATTCACATGGTTTATCGGTTTGGAAACCCAAATACACACTAGACTTTACTCCTGGCCGCACTCTACACGGATTCTTGAAGAGATCGACTCCTGAGCAGATAAATGAAAAGTACGATGAGACAACTCTGTATTTTGGCTGTATTGATGTTCGTTTCCATCTTATGAGACAAGAAAATCCTAAACAGGCTACTATAGATTTATTTACTAGATATGTAGAATTTGCAAAACAATTAAAAGATTGCACATTAGCAACAATCATTCCAGTTGAGCATGAATCACGCAAAATACCTGGCACAGGTTTATATAAAAAGAAACCATTTTTTGGAACTCGAGCAGAAAGACAGGAGCTTGTAGAAATAGCCAATGAAATAATAAAAAATTCAGGATTAAAATATATAGTATGGCCGGATGAATGGGTAGATTCAGATGGAATGAAAATGTTAGAAATTTTAGAACAGAAAAGTTCTGTTCATTTACGCCCAAAAAATTATCCATACTTAAACGAATTAATATATGTTCCTCAACAAAGCAACTGATCAATCGAATCTTGATCTAGCAAACGGTAAAGATCTACAGTATTATTTAGATCTTACCAAAGATTACAAACATGATTTTACTTTTACTATTAAAGACATTGATGGATTTAAAATAGTAGATGATGGAGAGTTTGAGTTTGGAAGCAAAGCAAAAATGGCTGACTTCTTTATATCACAAGTAAAAGAAGACGCTTTGGTTTATGTAGCACCGAGAACGGGATACGCTCCATTTTCTCTGTGTTATTTAGCAAAGAAATATAACAAGAAGTTGTATCTATTTATGCCGGCTTCCAAAGAAGCATCAGCTCATCAATTGACAGCCATCGAATATGGAGCAATTCCAATCTTCGTAAGAATACCTGCAATGCCAACTGCAAACATTTGGGCAAAACAATTCGCTGAAAAGATCGGCGCAAAGTATTTGCCTTTTGGACTTAAGCATGAATTAGTAGTGGCTGGTGGTGTAAGGATATTCTATGATAACTTTAAGGATATGGCAATTCCTGAAATGTGGACAGTATTTTCTACTGGGGTGCTGTCCCGGACGCTCCAAATCGCTCTTCCTAATACGACCTTTAATGCTATAGCAGTAGCAAGGAACGTGCAACCTGGAGAGCTAGGGAGAGCCAAATTTTTTACGCATGCCAAGAAATTTACAGCTGATTCTGATATAATTCCGCCTTTTGATTGCATACGCACTTACGATGCTAAAGGTTGGGAATTTATTAAAAAATTCGGTAAGCCTGGAGATTGGTTTTGGAACGTTGCAAAAAATATGCCTCTACCAACAATCAAAGCCAAAGACGTAGATTCTCAAAGAGAATGGGGCGACCACAAAGATTCTCTTCGTTATTCAAAATAAATCAATTAAATTATAGTAAGTGAGTAAAAAAAAACCTGATCTAGTAGTATGGAGTGAAGAGCGAGGTTATTATCCAAGAGAATTAACTTATGGAAGTAACTTAGGAGCACCTGCTATATATGCAGATAATGTAGACGGTTGGAAACTTGCAAAAATAAAAGATGTTAATAGTGAATTTGAAGCTAGATATAACGAACTTATAGCCGAAGCTCAAAAATTAAAAAACGAATACGAGTGGAATGATTTAATATATACTAAAGTTAAATATAATTTCCAACCAACAGTAGGTCACATTTATCATCTATATTCAAAAAGCGAAGAAGATATGTTCCTTTCTATAATAGAGCCAAAGAGTTGGAATATGAATTATATAGCGAGTTTTAAATTAGAATCAACAAATAAATGGATAAAAATATAAAAGTTATGAGTATATTACAACAAGCACATCAAATTGTTTTCGAAAGAAACGAAGAGAAAGAAAGAATGTATGGACCATTCGAAGAAGGCATGGAACAAGCCGCAAGAATTGCATCTGAATTATCGAGAAAAGAAATAACTGTTTTCGATATGTATAATTGCATGATGGCATTAAAATTATCTAGAGCTTCTTGGAATTATAAAGAAGACAATTATCTAGATTGTGTGGCTTACATGGCATCTCTAAACGAAGTCATGAAAAAAAAACAACCTAATCAAAAAACAAAAACAAAAAAATGAAATTAGACAAATTTTTTAAGTTAAGAAATGATCTTGAAACGTTCAGTTTTGAAAAGAATTTTAATCCGCTAAGTAGTACTCTTTATTACTTTTCTTTTTTGGGAAATTTCTTTTTAATATTGTTTAGCTATTTCTTTATAAAAGATGTGACTAATAGTATTCCGACATTGTTTCCAGGTCAAGAAGTATTCTTTTCCATATTCATTATTTTGTTTATGGTAGGATATGAACTATTTAAAAGATTCGCATTCGAGCAATTGACTCAGAGCGCAGTTAAATTTAGAAAATTTACTCCAAATATATTAATAGGAACTATCGTTTCTATAATGCTCGTATCAGGATCTTTTTATCTATCTTTAAAAGGTTCTCATAGACTCATAGACACAAGAGAAACGTTAGAAGTAAAAACGGATTCTACTATATCTAAACAAACGGATTCTATTGCGAAGTATTACAATAAAGAAATTAAGTTTTATAGATCTCAATTTGTGAGAACTGCTGATGATAGACGATATAGAGATTCTATTGTTACTTCACTAGAAGAGACTAAAGATGCGAAGATAAAAGAAGCTGAGCAGAAACTACAAAATAGAGTGATTGGAAAAGAAAGTAAGATAGAAGAAAATAGTTTTGCTTTTGCAATAATGGTAATCTTCTTAGAACTTATTATATTAATTGGTGTATCGTTTAGTTCTTACTATCAATGGACATCTTACGATAATATGAAAAAACTTTTAGTAACACCAAAGTTTAAACAATTGGAATTGAATTTAAATTTGTTAAAATTATATTATCAAAACGGCAGAAAGAAAGAGCAAGATCCAGTAATATCAAAAACAAAACTTGTTTCTTTGGCTAAAGCAGCAAAAATTCAAGCTACCGTATCAGAAATAAATTCTTTCGTTACGCTTTGCGATGAATTAGAAATAGTTTCTGGATCAAAAACAAAAAAATTATATAACTTAGATTACGAAAAAGCTAAAAATCTATTAGAAATAAATCATGAATAATATGTTAATAAAAAAAGTTAAAGATGTTAAAACTCCTGCAAGAGGAACAGGCAAATCAGCAGGTTTAGATTTTTTTGTGCCTGATGATTTTGAAAAATCAAAAGTGTGGCCTGGAAAATCTATATTAATTCCATCAGGAATAAAAGCTCAAGTGCCTGAAGGCTATGCATTAATTGCATTTAATAAATCTGGTGTAGCAACAAAAGAAGGATTAGTAGTTGGAGCTTGCGTAGTAGATGAAGATTATGAAGGCGAGATACATTTACATATGATTAATGTAGGTGATAAAGTAGTAGATATAGTTCCTGGTCAAAAATTGACTCAATTCATTTTAATACAAATAAATTACTCAGATGTTCAAGTCGTTCAAGAATTTCCAGCCAGACACTCAGAAAGAGGTAGTGGAGGTTTTGGAAGCACCGGAATATAATAAACAAAAAAGATTAGACAAAGTTTTTTTAAATATTGCAAAAGAAATTTCTATTCTTTCTCATTGTACAAGATCTAAAGTCGGTGCAGTTATAGAATTAGATGGAAATATCATATCTTTTGGATATAATGGAACTCCTAATGGCATGCTAAATGTATGTGAAGATTCGAGTAATGTAACATTTCCTCACGTGATTCATGGAGAAAGTAACGCGATAATTAAAGCTGCAAAATCAAGACAGTCTATAAAAGGAGGTACACTTTATTTGACGCTATCGCCTTGTTTAGACTGCAGCAAACTTATTCTGCAATCGGAAATAAAAAGAGTTGTATATTTAGAAGACTATCGAGATAACACAGGAATAGAATTTCTAAAAAAGTTTATAAAAGTAGAAAAATATGAAATTTATTAATCCAACAATGGCATTTGAAGAATTATATAAACATATAATAATTCATGGAGAAAACTTCGCAAATACAAAAGCAATATTTAATACAAGTTTTACAGTGATAGATCCAACTAAAAGAGTTATATCTACACCTCAAAGAAAGTTTAATCAAGACTATGCAGAGTATGAATGGGAATGGTATTTAAAAGGCGATAGAGATGCGCAAGCTATATCTGAAAGAGCTAAGATTTGGAAGCTTATGATGATCCCAGACACAACTGAAGTTAATTCAAACTATGGATACTATTGGAATTACAATAACCAATTAAATAGAGCCATAGAAGAAATTAAATCTAACAAAGAAACACGTAGAGCTATTGTGGTACACTATTTGCTAGATGAATTAGATAGATACAAATACGATACTCCATGCAACGATGTTTTAAACTTCTACATAAAAGACGATAAACTACACTTAACAGTTTTTGCAAGAAGCATAGATTTAGTGTATGGTTTCTGCAACGATCAATTCTGTTTTTCAAAGCTAATGGAATACGTTTCTGAAAAGACTGGATACAAAGTAGGCACTATGAATTGGATGATAACTAATCTTCACGTTTACGAGAGACACTTTAATTTAATGAATAAGTAAAATATGAGAGTTAAATTAGACAGATCTTTTTTGGAAGAGCAGATGAGCAAACTTCCAAAAAACAAATACAACTGTTATCAATGGTGGAGAAGGTATCAATCGAGAGACTTACTGAATAAAAAAGCTCCATTATATGACAAAATAATTAATGGAGATTACGAAACTTCTACATATTTGTATCAATCTGAAATGGAGTTATATTTATTAGAAGATAAACTATCTAGTGTAAAAAACTCCGATGACGCTCACGATATTAATGGCCTATTTATGGAAAGGCACAGAAGGCTTTTGGTAGATTACGAAAAAGAAGAGCGACAAATAATGCAGAATCTAATCAGTGATTTTTCTAAAACTTTTAAGTTGGATAAAAAAAAACTTGAAACTTTTATGGAAACACATGATGGTACTACACTAGAAATGTATAATCATTTTAAATGCCTAACCAAAAAAATATAAGCAAATAGTTGTAAAAAATTTATTAAATTTAATTATTAAACAAAACAAAAAAACATGAGAAAAATTGCCATCGTTGCTCTTATCGCAACCCTGACATCTTGCGGAACCGCAGAAACAAAAACTTCGCAAACTAGTGATTCAACTGTCGTAAAAACAGATAGCACAAAATGTTGTGCAGATTCAACTAAAACGGCTGATTCAACAAAGGTTGACACAGTTAAATCGAAGTAATCAATCATGCAGGAGTGGCGAAATTGATGGCCACCCAGAATACCATCACCGTTAGACGCATGCCATAGTGATATGGTAGGGAATTTAGAGTAATCTTCCCGTGAAGGCGCGAATCCTTCCTCCTGCACATTTTGACTCTTAGCTCAGTTGGTTAGAGCAGCTGACTCATAATCAGCGGGTCGCTGGTTCAAATCCGGCAGGGTCAACAAAAAATTAATTAAATGACAGTTATATTAACCATCTTATTTTGTGTAATGTTTTTTTTACTTTTAGGAGCTATTGCTGCAATAGGAAAACTTCAAAAGCAAATAGAACTATTAGATAGAGAACAGCATCAACAGAATAAAGATATAATGGACCTCATAAAGAATTCAATTCAAACATCAGAAATGCTTTTAGATCATGTAGATATATTAAAATATTTAATTGATCAAGATCCTATTTTAACAAGCGCAAAAAGAACCTATGGAGGTCCAATAGGAGAAGCATAATTACAATTTATTTAGGTTGATTGGGGAAACCCTAACGGGCGAGGAAGAAGCTTTTCGAAGCTTGAGTAATGCCAATTATAAAAACAGATGTCCACGCACCCATCTTCTGTTTTCCTAAACTGTTCCGAGGATCTAGCGCGATCGCTTCATGCGATAGTATCGGTAAAGTCCTATGGTGACTTAAAAGACTAGAAATGCCCCGGTAGCCCAATTGGTAGCAGGCAATAGACTTAGGATCTATACAGTGTGGGTTCGAATCCCACTTGGGGCACAATCGCCGTTCTTTGACATATAGGAGAAATAAAACATGAATACACAATTAGCATTTGCTTTTGGTATGCTTGCGATGGTTGCTATTATTATGATAATAGTACTTGTTGCAGGTATGGTAAAGGTAATTAGACATGAAGCAGGATTTAGAAATATCCGCAATGAAATCAATGATTGTCACAGACACATATCAGATACAGAAAGACATATCTACACTGATATTAACGAGATGAAGAAATATATGGATCATTCCACCTCAGAGTTTAGAAGCGAACTTCTTTCATACACAGACTCAAGAGTAGATAAACTCGAACAAAAATTAACAATTAAACCATTTTTAAAAGACTAAAAAAATAGTTAAAGGACGGTGATTTTTTTTAGTCAATATTTATATGTAGATCAAATGGTGTTACGAAATTATAAAATTTTTAACCATTTAAACAACCTAAAATGAAAAACCTAACAAACCTTAAACTGCTTTTATTAGCAGTGGTTTCAACAGCAACAATTTTCGTATCTTGTAAAAAGAATGACGTAAATACAATGATACAAAATCCAGATGTACCTTCTATTGAATCTATTCGTCATGGAGTAGTACCAGATGACCCAATCGCTGTAGAAAAAACTCGATTAACAATTACACAAGACTATCTTGATGCAAAGATAGATTCTCTATTAGGTATCGCTTCAACAGAAAGGAAAACATTCAAAGGACCAAGAGAAAGAATAGCTCCTACGGTTTCAATAACTTCACCATCAAATAACGACTCAGTATCAGGCACTATCACTATTACAGCAAACGCTGCTGATAATGTTAGTGTTGCGCAAGTTGCTTGTTACATTGATAACAACATATTGGCAACTGACGTAGCTGCTCCTTGGGCATTCACATTAAACACTTTAAGTAGAGCAGGCGGTACACACATTATCAAAGTAATAGCTAAAGATGCCGCAGGCAATAGTGCAAGTTCTGCTATACAAGTGATAGTATATAACGCATCAACTGGTGGTAGTACTACAGGTGGTGGTGGTGGAACTACAGGCGATATTACACCGCCCTCAATCGCTATAACAACCCCAATAAATGGAACTGCATTTGATTTGGGAAGCAATGTCGCTATAAGTATGACTGCTACCGATAACGTAGGAGTATCATCTGTAGAACTTAAAATCGATGGATCTACATATATGATGTTCAGTTCGGCACCTTATACATATAACTGGTCAGCCACTAATACAATAGGTGGAACTCATACTATAACTGCGATTGCAAGAGATGCTGCAGGTAATAGTACATCAACAACTAATTTATTTGTAATAAATGCAACTATTGCTCCTCCTGTTAGTGGAGTTCCATCAGCATATGTACTGAATACACCAACACCGAGAAGTCAAGGCGGAGAAGGATCTTGTATGTCTTGGGGAGTTGGATATGAAGCATTCTCAACTGATTGGTTTTATAGAACAGGTGCTACTTCTTATAGTGATGGAGTAAATGTATTTAGCCCTGAATATATGTACAATATGTATAGAATCCTATATGCTATACCTTCAGGTCAAAGTCCTACTGATTGTAATTTAGGTAGTTCACTTCAAGGATGCGTTCAAATAATACAAGACTCAGGTATTTGTATATGGAATCAAATGCCGTATCAAAGTGGTATTTGTAATACAATGCCAAATGCAACTCAACTTGCTGATGCTAGATTACATAAATCAATTGGTACAACTAGAATTTATCGTACTGACAGTGTTGGTATAAAGATGGCAATAAATAATCATCACCCAATTATGCTCGGTATTGAAATTGATAATAATTTCTATAATGCATATAATGGATATGTTTGGAATACTTTTGGCACATCTATTGCAGGACACGGTGTAACTGTAGTTGGATACGATGATTCAAAACACGCATTCAAACTAATGAACTCTTGGGGAACCGGATGGGGAACTGGAGGATTTATTTGGGTTGATTACAACATATTCTACTTGCATACTTCTATGTATGTGTATTATTTTAACTAATAATAAAATCAAATATAATAAGCCCTCTTTTTGGGGGGCTTTTTTTATGTTTCATAGATATTTATATAAACAAGTGTTGCATAATTGTTTCGTCTCAATAACAATTAAAACAACATATCATGATTACTAAACTCCACGATTTAAAAGGAAAAATTCCTCAAGAAGTTCTTTTAGAAATACCAGAAATCATAAATAAGTTTGAAATAAACACTCCACTTAGATTAGCGCATTTTTTAGGTCAAGCAAACCATGAAAGTGGAGGATTTAGATCTACAGTAGAAAATTTAAATTATTCTTCTATAAGATTACTAGAAATTTTTCCTAAATATTTTAATAAAACATTAGCAGATCTTTATAGTAGAAAACCAGAAAAGATTGCGAATATTGTTTATGGTTGTAGAATGGGAAATGGAGATAAGTCTACTGGAGACGGATGGAAATTTAGAGGTCGAGGATACATTCAATTAACAGGAAGATCTAACTATATAGAATTCTCAAAGGCTGTGATCCAAGACGTCACATCTAATCCAGATTTAGTCGCAACCAAGTATCCTTTATTATCAGCTGCCTGGTTTTTTAATAAGACTGGATTAAACCTAATAGCTGATAGAGGAGATAGTATAGATATAGTTACTATGATTACAAAAAAAATAAATGGTGGCGTACATGGAATTGAGAATAGAATTAAAAAATTTAGAGAGTATTATAGTTTATTAAACTAACGTAGAAAATATGCTTTATTGAGAAAACAATATTTTGTATATTAAAAAGAAAATAATATGGCTTGTCATAACATATACATGAAAAATGAAGATGAATTCTTCAAAAGAATGAAAGACCGGGATTCTGATATAATAATAAAAATGGTGAAGTGTGTAATTAGTGCATTTAAAAGAAAAAGACCATCTATAAACATATTTGATGTGTCTTTTAAAGATACAAGTTCAATGACTTTTGCAATGCAAAAACAAGAGTACAAAAAATTTCTAGAGAATTGCTTAGATGATTTAATACGAGTTGAAGAATATGAAATGTGTGCAGAGATTAAGAAAATAATAACTACTAATACCAGACAAAGAAGAAAGAAAGCAGAGACTCAAGATTAATATTTCTTTTTTAATAAAAGATTATTTAAGTTTATAAAAAATATATTTATGGAACAACAACAAGTCAAGTTGAATTTTAGCTTGGATAAAACTTTACCAATCATTTGTGAAAGTTGTGGATCTCAAGCATTTCAAGAATCGATGTTTATTAGAAAAGCATCAAAGTTTTTAACAGGCACTGCTCAAGACGCCATTATACCCATCCCCACATTTTCTTGTGCCAAATGCGGCCATGTAAACCAAGAATTTTTCCCAAAAGAATTACAAAACCAAGACTAAAAGTTAATGAAAGACGTAACAGTTATATCGTACGATAGTACAAATACGAGAACCGTTCTAACAACTGATTCTGTGGTAGACTCTGTTATAGATAAATTTATAGACAGAGCATCATTAGGAAAAAGAAAATACGGAGCAACTCTCGATAGAAATGATCTATCTCTAGAAGAGTGGATCGATCACGCAATAGAAGAATCTATGGATAATATACTCTATTTGCAAAAAATTAAAAAAGTTATAGGTGGCACCAAAACAAAATTATGATATTGATTGGTCTAAAGAAAAAGGGATAAGCTATTCTCAATATTCTTTATATAGTCAATGTCAATACAGATGGTATTTACAATACGTAAAGAAGATAAAGCCTTTTGAACCGTCTATACACTTGATTTTTGGAACGTCTTTTCACGAGACTTTACAAGAATTTATCAGACTGATGTATGAGCAATCTATAAAAGCAGCAACTGAATTTAATGATGCAGATTTTCTCAAGGAGAGAATGGTAGAAAATTATAAAGAATTATATGAGAATAATAATAAAACTCATTTTATAAAGCCAGATCAGTTCAGGGAGTTTATAGAAGATGGAATAGTTCTAATGGATTGGATAAAGAAGAAAAGAAAAGTATTTTTTAGCCCAAGAAATACAAAACTTATCGGTATAGAAGTTCCATTAAAGTCTTTAGTGACAAGTGACTTTTCTAATACATTTATGATAGGATCAGTGGATATGATTATATATGAGAAAGTAACTGATTCATATACTATCTATGATATTAAAACTTCTACTCGAGGTTGGAATGATAATGATAAAAGAGATGCGCTAAAAATTAATCAAATACTTCTTTATAAACACTACTATTCAAAGATACTAAAAGTACCAGAAGAAAAAATAGATGTTAAATTCTTTATAGTCAAAAGAAGGCCATATGAAAATCCAGATTTTCCCACGCATAGAGTTCAAGAGTTTATTCCTGCAAATGGAAAAAAGAAAGTGGCTGGAGCTGTTCAAGACTTTACAGATTTTGTAAGTAGTTGCTATGATAAAACTGGAAATCTATTAGATAGACAATATCCAAAGAATATAAATTCATGTATGTATTGTCCTTTTAACGATAAACCTGATCTCTGTAACAGACAATAAAATAAATTTTTCTATTTATGTATTTATAATCTATATTTATGTATATTTATTATAAACAACAAATATGGAAAGTAACAAAAGAGTGATTACCTCTGTAAAGATTCCTGATAATCTATATCAAGACTTCAAGATAATCAATGTAAGAACAAAAATGAATTTACAAGACTTAGTAGAAAGATCAATATTTCTCTACTTAACGCAAGCGGACTTTAGACAGATGGTCCACAATCAATTTAACACTTATTATACCGGGAGTGATATTTTAAACGCAATAAAATAAAAAAAAAATGGAAGGTTATATCCCAAAAGAAAAAAGAAAGAAGATACTACTTCTTTGTGATGATATACGAATGACATCAGGTATATCAACAGTAGCAAGAGAAATAGTTGTTGGCACAGCACACAAATACAATTGGATCAATGTAGGTGGAGCTATCAATCACCCTGAGCAAGGGAAAAAATTAGATCTTTGTCAAGACACTAGCGCAATGGCTGGTATAGATGATGCATCAGTATACATTTATCCAATCTCAGGTTATGGTTCTCCAGAAATGATTAGACAAATGATAAAGATGGAAAATCCAGATGCTCTAATGATGTTTACTGATCCAAGATACTGGATATGGTTATTTCAAATGGAGAATGAAATCAGGAAAAAAATGCCTATAATATACTTAAATATTTGGGATGATTTACCTGCTCCGCTTTATAATAAAGCATATTATGAATCATGTGATACTTTACTAGCTATCTCTAAACAAACCAAGAATATAAATAAAATGGTATTAGGAGATAAAGCAAAAGGAAAGATCATTGAATATTTACCTCATGGAATAAACGAAAAAATGTTTTATCCAATAAATGAGTATATGAAAGATGATTATGCAAAACTTCAAGAAAAGAAAAAAGAAATTTTTGGAAATGATCAACCTGAATTTGTAGTTTTCTATAATGCCAGAAATATAAGAAGAAAATCCACATCAGATTTAATTGCTGCGTATACAAAATTTTGTGATTCTATAGGAAAAGAAAAAGCAAAAAAATGCAGATTACTTCTTCATACAGATAGAGCAGATGAAAATGGAACAGATCTGCCAGCAGTTATTGATTTATTGTGTGATCCAGAATATCAAAAAGTATCTTTCACTCTAGGAAGATCTTCAACATACGATATTAATCTATACTATAATATGTCAGATGTAACTTCATTAATATCATCTAATGAAGGTTGGGGATTATCTCTTACTGAATCTATGATGTGTGGAAAAATGATTATAGGCAATGTAAGTGGAGGAATGCAAGATCAAATGAGATTTGAAAATGAGAATGGAGAATGGATTGATTTTGATAATAATTTCTGTTCAAATCATTTTGGAAAATATAAAAAATGTGGAGATTGGGTAATACCTATATTTCCTTCAAATATAAGTATCGTTGGATCTGTACCTACTCCATACATATTCGATGATAGAGTCGATTTTAGAGAAGTGGCAGAAGCAATCCAAAAAGTTTATGAATTATCTCCTGAAGAAAGAGAAAAAAGAGGAATGGAAGGTAGAGAATGGGTTCAATCTAATGAATCAGGTATGAGCGCTAGAAAAATGTGTGAAAAATTTATAAACACCATAGAGAAAACTTTAAATAATTTCAATAAAAGAGATACATTTGAATTAGTAAAGATTGAAAAACTACCAAGAAAAAAATTAGTACATCCTTTAACATATTAATAAATGAATAAACAATATTGCGTAATAAGTTGTCCAATAGACACATACTCTGGATATGGTGCTCGTAGCAGAGATTTTGTTAAGGCACTTTATGAATTGAAAAAAGACGAGTGGAAAATTGAAATTTTACCTCAAAGATGGGGAAGTACTCCATGGGATTATATAAAAGAAAATGAAGAAGACTGGGGATTTTTATTACCATTGATAAATGAGAATAATCAATTGCCACAACAACCAGATGTATGGATACAAATAACTGTGCCTAATGAATTTCAACCAGTAGGTAAATTTAATATAGGAGTTACAGCAGGAATAGAAACAACTATATGTGATCCATCATGGATAGATGGTTTAAATAAAATGAATCTAAATTTAGTTTCATCTAATCATGCAAAACAAGTATTTCAATCTACTACGTTTGAAGAGAGAAATCCTCAAACTCAACAATTAATTAGACAACTTAGTCTACAAAAACCAATTGAAGTACTTTTTGAAGGAGTAGATCTTAACAAATATTTCTTCTTAGAAGATAATGATTTACCAGAAACCAAATTAGTAGAATCTCTTGATGAAATAAAAGAATCTTTCTGTTATCTTTTTGTTGGTCATTGGTTGCAAGGAGATCTTGGAGAAGATAGAAAAAATGTTGGCCTTTTAATACATACTTTTTTAGATTTATATAAAGACAAAAACCAAAAACCTGCACTCATATTAAAAACATCTGGAGCTGGAGCTTCAATAATGGATAGAGACATGATGTTAGAAAAAATTGATGCTATAAGAAATAGTATTAGTAGCAAAGATCTTCCAAACATATACTTACTTCATGGAGAACTTATTGATGAAGATATGAATAGCTTATATAATCATTCAAAAGTAAAAGCAATGATCTCTTTAACTAAAGGAGAAGGATTTGGAAGACCTCTATTAGAATTCACTACGGCTAAAAAACCCATAATTGTTTCAAATTGGTCAGGACAAACTGATTTTTTAGATCCAGAATTTTCTTGTATGGTAAATGGAGAAGTAAAACAAATTCATGGATCAGCAGTTGTTCAAAATATGTTATTGCCAGAATCTTCATGGTTTACTCCTAGTATTTCTGAAGCAAAATATTATATGAAAGATGTATTTGAGAATTATTCTAAATACATAGATAATGCAAAAAGACAATCTCATAAATCAAAATCTCAGTTCTCTTTTGATAAAATGAAAGAATTACTTTCTATGATTATAGAAGTAGTACCTAAAAAAATAGAATTAAAACTACCAACTCTTAAGAAAATAGAATTACCTAAACTTCAAAAAATAGATTAATATGACATCAAATGAATTTGTAATATGGCTTAAAGGATTTTCTCAAGCAGCTAGTAATTATACTCTTACTCCAGAACAATGGGATAATATTAGAGACCAATTAAAAAAAGTAGATGATATTCCAACTAAATGGACTAGACATACACTAGATGCTAGTAATTGGAATACTAATTCCACAGGAAAAATAACAGATACTACTTATAAACAAGATGAATTAACAACTAATACAATTTTACATGATTGATGAATTAATCGACTGTCCACTATGTGAGCATAAGTCTTGTTGTTATTCTACAAAATTAAATGAAAGTAAAAGTTCTTATGCATGTTTTGGATGCGGATACACAAGCACAGATTTAATGATAGAAGCAGAATTTGATGTAGAGGCATATGAAGAACATCTACCTGAATTATATAAAGATCTAAAATTAATAGATAAAGAAAATAGAATTTGGTATCCTCAAACTATAAATATATTAGGCAAAGGCACTGTTTTTATTAATGGCAAAGCAAAAGATTCTTGGGAGTGGGCAGCTATAAAAAGTATACTACTAACAGAGGAAGAAAAAGAAAATGTTAAGTTTAAAAATCAAACTCATAAATCAGATTCTTCTAGCTTGAAATCTTTTGAAAAAGATTTTGTAGAAGCATTAGATTATATTGGATTCTTTTCTATCGATTTATTATAAAAAATACTAATGAAAATAAGTTACGCGATTCCCGTATGTAATGAACATAACGAGATAAATAGACTGCTATCTTTTCTTATACAAAATAAAAGAAATGAAGATGAGATAGTAATACAATGTGATCAAAATAATACTACTAAAGAAGTCTATGAAGTTATAGCTAAATTTGATAGTCACATAAAAGTTTGTCGATTTCCATTAAATGGCAATTTTGCTGATTTCAAAAATAATCTTAAAAATAATTGCACAGGAGATTGGATATTTCAAATCGATGCAGATGAAATGCTAGGTGAATGGATTATACAGAATCTTCCACAAATACTTCAAGACAATCCTGAAACACAATTATTTTGTCTTCCAAGAATAAACACTGTAGAAGGTCTTACTCAAGAGCATATACAAAAATGGGGTTGGCAAGTAAATGAAAAAGAGTGGATAAACTTCCCAGATGTTCAAACTAGAATAATTCAAAACTCTCGAAAAATTTGTTGGGTCGGTAAAGTCCATGAAGTTATATATGGTCATACTTCTCAAGCTATATTTCCGTTATTAGAAGAATATTGCATACTACATCATAAAGATATACAAAGACAAGAAATACAGAATACATTATATAATTTATTGTAAAATGGAAAAAATACTAATAACAGGAGGAACAGGATTGATCGGATCTTCTTTCGATGACAATTGCATAAAGGTGGGATCTTCTCAATACAACTTAACATCTAGATCGCAAACAGATCAAATGATAAGTTTATATAAACCTGAAGCGATAGTGCATACGGCAGCAAAAGTAGGTGGAATAGGAGCAAATATAAAATATCCAGCAAATTTTTATTATGATAATATAACAATGAATACAAATGTTATAGATTCTGCTTATCGTAATGATGTTAAAAAATTAGTTTGTTTTTTATCAACTTGCATATTTCCTGATGATGTATCATATCCATTGACTGAAGATAAAATACATTTAGGAGAACCTCATTCCACAAATTCAGCATACGCGTATGCAAAAAGAATGGCTGACATACAAATTCAAGCATATAATAAACAGTATGGAACTAAGTACTTCTCTGTAATACCATGCAACACTTATGGAATAAATGATAATTTTAATTTAGAATCAGGTCACGTTATTCCGATGTTGATTCACAAGTGTTGGTTAGCAAAACAAAACAATACAGCTTTTGAAGTTTGGGGAAATGGATATGCATTAAGAGAATTCATATACGCTAAAGACGTTTCTAACATAGTTATGTTGCTATTAGAAAAATATGATGGAACTGAACCAGTGATAATATCAAATCCAGTAGAATACTCTATAAAACAAGTTGTTGAATTGATTGTAAAATACATGGAATTTGAAGGAGAAGTCAAGTGGCTAGAACTCAAGCCAAACGGCCAATACAGAAAACCATCATCAAATGCAAAATTATTAAGCATTATAGGAGAATATAATTTTACTACTTTAGAAATAGGTTTAAAAAATACAATAGATTGGTTTATATTAAATCATAAAACAATAAGAAAATAAAATATAAAGTTATGCAAGAGATTTTAAAGTTGGTAGAAGAATACATCACAAAAAAACATTCTCAAAAAAGTTGGGAAGCTGGTAAAGATTGGGTGCAATATGCTGGTCCTTATTTCGATAGTGAAGAATATACTGCTGCTGTAAAAAGTTTATTAGGAGAATGGCTTGTTTTAGGAGCAGACGCAATTAAATTTGAAAAGACATTCCCTGATAAATTTGGAAAGCGATTTGGTTTATTAACTAATAGTGGATCAAGTGCTAATCTTCTTATGATGTTAGCAATGACATCTAAAAGAGGTCGTAATCTACCTAAAGGTACTAAAGTTATCACGCCTATCGCAGGATTTCCAACAACTATTAATCCAATCTTTCAAGTAGGATTTACTCCGATTTTCATAGATATAGAATTAGAAACTCTTAATTTAGATTTAGATCAAGTAGAACAAGCTTGTATTAATAATCCTGATGCAAAAATAATTACATTTGCTCACGTATTAGGAAATCCTCCTAATATGAATAGACTTATGGAAATTATAGAGAAGTATAAATTAATACTTCTTGAAGATTGTTGTGATGCTCTAGGATCTACTTATGATGGAAAAAAATTAGGATCTTTTGGAGAATTAGCGAGCTGCTCATTCTATCCAGCACATCATATTACAATGGGAGAAGGAGGCTTTGTTGCAATAAATGATCAGAATACTGAAAGGATAGTTAGGAGCTTTAGAGAATGGGGTAGAGGCTGCTATTGTGTTGGTAAACAAAATCTATTAGCTAATGGATCTTGCGATTGCAGATTTAATAATTGGTTGCCTTCTTTGCCAAATGATTTATTCGATCATAAGTATGTATACGAAGAAATTGGATATAACTTAAAACCAATTGAATTACAAGCTTCTATAGGATTAGTGCAAATGAAAAAAATGAAAGAGATAGGAGAAAAACGTAGAGAAAATTATTCAAATCTTTTCAAAGCGTTTTCTAAATATGAACAATATTTCCATTTACATAAAGCGCAACCTCTATCTGATCCAGATTGGTTTGCATTTCCAATAACATTAAGAGACAATGCTCCATTTAAAAGATCTGATATTTGTCAATTTTTAGAAGCGAATAAAATTCAAACAAGACCGTATTTTGCTGGAAATATAATGTTACAACCAGCTTATGCAGGAATGATGGATCCTAAAGAAGTTATTGAAAATTATCCAATAGCAAGAAAAGTTACAACAGATACTTTCTTTTTAGGAACTAGTCCAGTAATCAATAAAGATAAAATAGACTATATAGAATCAATACTTGATAAATTTATAGGCACTTTATGAGGATAGCTTTTTTAACTGAAATGGGATTTCAAGGAAAAGTTGAAGACAATCATCCAAACATGAGAACAGAATTTGCTTGGATGAATGCTCTTAATGCTGATCATTATCCTATTTCTGCATATCGCCAAATAGAAAATTACGATCATGTATTTCTTATATTTCCAAAAGGAGAAGTATATTTAAATGCTGTTGGTGGAAAATTAATAGATAAAATAAATCCTATAAGTGCATTACTCGCATCTAATTTCTACCAAATTATAAAAGATCACAATAAAAAACTTCATTTTGTACAAGAAGGTCCACATTGGCTTTTTAATGATTATGAAATAGTAGATCAAATAAATTTCTACAATCTTATAAGTGAATGTGATAGTATATTTGCTCATAATCAACAAGACAGAAGATACTATATAGGAATGTTTCCTGATAAGCCTGTTCACATGATGCAAACACTTATGATAGAAACTCTAATAAAAGATGTAGAGCCTATTAAAACAGACCAGGTGATCATTGGCGGCAATTTCTCTAGATGGTATGGAGGATTTGAAAGCTATACAGTCGCGCAAGAATTTCAAGTGCCTATTTGGGCTCAAGATTCTCATTCTAAAAGAGAGTATGAAGATCAATTAGAAAATATAAATCACTTTCCAAGAATGATGTGGAATCAATGGATGCGAGAGTTATCAAAATTTAAATATGCAGTGCATTTGATGCCAACAGTTGCGGCAGGAACGTTCAGTTTAAATTGCGCTTATTTTGGAATACCATGCATAGGAAATAAAAAAGTAGATACTCAATCTGCGTGTCATTCACTATTATCAGTAGACGTAGAAGACATTTACTCTGCCAGAAATCTAGCAAAAAAATTAAAAGAAGATAAAGATTTCTATGATAAATGTAGTAGAATGGCTAAAGATAGCTATAAAGACTATTACCATAAAGATAATTGGTTACAATACATGAATAAAGTATTAA